GTTCTTTAAATAGGAAAAGAACAGTCCTTCATGAGGTTCGTCTAGAGTTATCTAAGTTTGACAACGGGGATGTAGTAACACATCATGACATAGATGCACAAAAATCCTCAATTCAGAATTTAGAAAAGAAAAAGTCTGACAACGATTCCTCACTCCTTGACTTAGAAGAAAAGACACGATTGAATAAAGAGAAAATTAAAAAGATAACAAACTTTAAAAAAGAGTTCCCTATCGAGTCTTTAACAGAGCGCCTTGAGGAACAAAGAAGCATCGAAACAAATATGATTCGTGTGAAAGCAGATCATGAGAAAGAAAAGATCAATCTTGAGAATCAGCTTCGATCTATTGCGCACTTGTCTGAAGTTCCTTGCGGAGATAAATTTCCTACGTGCAAATTTATTAAAGATTCGTACAATAACCAGACATTGCTCGAAGGCCAGCAGGTCATAATAGAATCATTGGGCGAGCAGATCAGTGCTTTTGAAAAGCTGTTATCTGGGTTGAAAAAAGAGAAACTTGAAGAAAAAATCAAAAAATATAATTCGATATTAAGTCAAGAAATGAACTTGCAATCTACACATAATCACTTAGCTTTTGAAATAAAAAAAATAAAAGATGAAACTTTGTCAATCGATCAAAAGTTAAAACAAGCCCGCGAGCTCTTAGCAGAACTGAAAATAAATGTAGTAGATGCTGATATTGATACAAAGATCTTACTTTTAAAATCCCAGATTCAAACAATCACAGATGAAATAAGCACAGTAGATGCCAAAAGAATATCGTCAGCTGAGTCAGTGGGACAATTAGAGAGTAAATTGACAAGCCTCAGAGATGAGAAATTAAAATTCAAGTCGCTCAAAGACAAATTAAAACTTTACGATTTGTTTATCAATGCTGTGTCTAAAAAAGGTATACCTCTTCAAATTATTTTATCTCAATTGCCAGCTATTAATTCGGAAATATCAAAAATTTTACAGGGCGTCGTAGGTTTTACAGTTGATCTTGAAGCAGATCCTAATTCAAATCAGATGGACATTTATATCAACTACGGTGATTCGAAGAGAATCATTGAGTTAGCGTCTGGGATGGAAAAGATGATGGCATCCCTAGCCATTCGTGTGGCATTAATTAATGTTTCGTCACTTCCCAAGACTGATCTTTTGGTAATTGATGAAGGTTTCGGTGCACTTGATGAGATGAATGTTGAGTCGTGTAATAGACTATTAATATCCCTCAAGCGGTGGTTTAGGAATATTTTAGTTATTTCTCATGTCGATGCTGTGAAAGACGTAGTTGACAACGTTATCGACATAACACATAAAGGAAAAAATGCACGGGTTTATGTCGAGTAACCTTTGCATTAAAATTAATCATGACATGGAAAAAACTAGATAGCGCTAGAAAGTATCGAACTTTAAACTCAGGACTGACATTAATTGTTCCTACAAAGAATGATGAAGTAATACCTATAAGCTGCCCCGTGTGCAATGTATTTTTCTCTTCAAACTTGGACATGAGATCATATCAGAACAGTGAGTGTTGCTGCTACTGTGAGACAAAATACGCCTACGAAGACAGAGATGGCTGGTTATCGGGCACCCGGCCAGCAAGGCAAGATGTCACAAAAGACTTAAAGGAAAGAAAGTTATTGAAGGTCGAGATTATATTTTAGGCGCAGGACAATAATTAATTAATACAACGGGAGTGAATAGCCAATGTTAACAATACAAGAGACCCATGTTTTGGGACAAATTTTAAACACGACGTTCGGAAAGTCTTCAACAGTGTCTGCAGTCGGTTCGGTAAAGTGCCATCTTTATGGATCTGAGCCCAATAAGCTGTGTGTTGATTATACTTCAGTTGTTACGTTTGCCAGTGAAGCTAGCATGAGAGAACAGAAAAAAGTTTTTGAAAATGAGTCAACACAAGCGACTAATGACAGAATGAAAGAAATAAAGAAAGAGTTTAAAGATACAGCCGGAAGAGGGTTGAAAGCCAAGCTTATCAACACAGAAGACAGTATTGAGGTGATAAACGCATCTCCACATACTCCAAGAAAGACAGCTTACTACAGACGAAAAACTTTATTTGAAATCGAATAAGATTATGCCTCCACAAAAGCGACCAAGTAAAAAGTATCAAGTGAAGGAGATAGTACGGTGCGGTAAAGATCCGAAATACTTTTTTAATAAGTACGTTAAGATCCAGCACCCTACAAAGGGCCTGATACCGTTTCACACCTATGATTTTCAAGATAGGTGTGTTACTGACTTCATTGATAATAGGTTTAACGTCGTGGTGAAAGCCAGACAGTTAGGGCTTTCTACACTTACAGCATCGTATGCGTCTTGGTTAGCTTTGTTCCACAAAGATAAGAATATTTTAATTATTGCAACTAAACTTGCTGTAGCTCAAAACTTTATTAAAAAAGTAAAAGTCCTAATAAAAGGACTGCCAAACTGGCTTATCTTACCTGAAATAGTAGCTGATAATAAGCAGTCAATAGAGTTTAGTCATGGGTCATCTATTAAAGCGATCCCAACATCTGACGACGCCGGTCGATCAGAAGCATTGACGCTATTAATTGTTGATGAGGCAGCATTTGTTAGAAATTTTGACGAGCTATGGATGGGCCTGTATCCGACTCTGTCAACAGGCGGCCGCGCAATTATTCTGTCTACACCAAACGGAGTTGGCGGTCAATATCACAAGCTCTACACAGACGCTTTGGAAAACATTAATGATTTTAATGCAATAACGCTCCCGTGGGATGTACACCCAGAGCGCGATCAAGTATGGTTTGACAAAGAAACAAGTAACATGAACCAGCGGCAGATAGCTCAAGAGCTCAACTGTGATTTTGCCTCTTCTGGAGATACGTTTCTAACATCTCATGATATTGAATGGGTGTCAAACATGATAAAAGCTCCAGCATTTCGAGAAGGCCCTCAAAGGAATGTCTGGGTTTGGAAGCGCCCTTTGAGCGAGCATCAATACATTGTGTCTGCAGATATTGCTAGAGGCGATGCACGAGACTTTTCTGCTTTTCATATTATTGACACAGCGACCTCTGAGATAGTTGCTGAGTATAAGGGGAAAATTCCTCCAGATCGATTTGCTCAAGTACTATACGACTGGGGCACGCAGTATAATAATGCGTTATTGATCCCAGAAAACAATTCATTTGGCTATGCAACAATTCTCAAGTTGAAAGAGTTGAAGTATCCCAAGCTCTACTATAGAAACCGGAAGTCTGTTTATATTGGTGCGTATACACCCAATTACGATACTGACAAGGCGGGTTTCGATACTCAGCGAAAATCTAGAAATCAAATATTGACAAAACTAGAAGAAGTTTTGAGGAACAAAGAAATAAAAATATATTCCAGTCGGCTTTATGATGAATTGAAAACCTTTGTTTGGAAGCACAATAAACCGCAAGCAATGAAAGGTTACAATGATGATTTGATCATGAGTCTAGCAATAGGTGTGTGGTTGTATGATACGTCACCTGATTACAGCAAAGACGCCATGGATCTCAACAAGGCAATGCTCAAAGGTATGAAATTTACTAGAAATCAATATCGAGATAGAAATGTAGGAGGTCATATGACTGATAGGATGAACCCATTTATGCCGATTTCTATGAATCATAGTGACGTTGACAAGGATGCTGACAAATCGGTCGGAAATAAGTTACCAGCAGATTTTGACTGGTTATGGAAGTGATTTAAATGGCAGATAGCAATAAGAATCTATTTAAGCGGTTAACAAATCTATTCAGGTCCGGACCTGCAGTTAAGCGCAACGTTTCAAAGTATAAATCATTATCAAAAGATACACCCTTTGACACCTTTAGAAAAACACAGGCGGGTGCGTATTCTCATGCAATGAGCGCGTATGGATCGTACGATAGAGCTTCGAGATATGCAGACTTTTCGGAAATGGAGTATATGCCTGAGATAGCATCAGCATTAGACATATATTCTGAAGAGTCTACGTCCCCCGATGACAAAGGGAGGGTGCTTCACATATACTCAGAAAATCCGCAGATTCACGATATTCTTGAGGAGTTATTTTCTGATATTTTGAATATCGACTTTAATCTTTCATCATGGGTCCGAACCCTCTGTAAGTACGGCGATTTCTTTCTTTTTAATGATGTAGACCCGGATACGGGCGTCATCAATGCTTATCCGATTCCTGTAAATGAAATGGAAAGAGAGGAAGGCTTCGATCCAGAGGATCCGATGGCTGTGAGATTCAGGTGGGTAACACAGGGAAATCAAATACTAGAAAACTGGCAGATATCGCATTTTAGATTATTAGGGAATGATGCATTTCTTCCATATGGGTCTTCTGTGCTAGAAGCAGCTAGAAGAATTTGGCGCCAACTGATATTAATCGAAGACGCAATGTTAGTATACAGGGTCATTAGATCACCTGAGCGCAGAGTCTTTTATATTGACGTGGGTAACGTACCCCCGGAAGAAGTGCCCAACTATATGGAACAAGTACAGACGACGCTAAAGAGAAGCCAAGTCGTAGATAAGAAAACCGGAAGGGTTGATTTGAGATACAACCCATTGTCGGTTGATGAAGATTACTTTCTTCCTGTTCGAGGCACTGAAACGGGAACAAAGATAGACACTTTAGCTGGAGGTTCTAATCAAAATGACATTAATGATGTCGAGTATGTTCAAAAGAAATTATTTGCAGCTTTAAAAATCCCAAAAGCGTATCTTGGATATGAAGAAGCACTTTCTTCAAAAGCCACACTCGCTCAAGAAGATATCAGGTTTTCTAGGTCTATTGCAAGAATTCAACGAACGATCATTGCAGAGCTCAATAAAATAGCCATCATAACGCTTTATGTCAAGGGATATGATGGTGATGATCTCATTGATTTTGAGTTAAAGCTTTCTAATCCGTCAACTATAGCTCAACAACAAAAATTAGAGTTGATTCGAGCTAGGTTTGAGATTGCAGGCACAATGCCAGAGGGGATTGTTGATAAGCGATGGGTTCGAAAGAATGTGATAGGGCTCACAGATGAACAAATCCTTGAAATCGAAGAGGGCAGAGAGCTTGATAAAAAACGAGAGCTTGAAATCGAATCAATTCAGCCACCTGCAGCTCCGGGTGAAGCTGGAGGAGAAGCTGCTGGAGAACCAGGCGGGGTCTTCGGAGCTCCAGGTGCAGATCTGTTTGGCGGCGGTGGCGGCGAAGAAGCAGGTGGCGAAGAAGCTCCAGCTGAAGAACCCGCTGGAGAAGAAGGGGGGACAGAAGTGGCGGGATACACGCCAAAAACCCTACCCTTATTAATAGCAGGTGATCTCGATGAACTTGACTTTAAAGAGGTTGACGAAGAGGAAAGCTTAGATCTTTTAATTGACGAAGACGAAGACGAAGACGAAGATGGAAATCCTGTCAGAGCTTCTTCAAGAGTTAAAAAGAAAGATCTAAGAAGAACTCCTGCTCATTTGCGACCACCGGTGTATGATTTGAGCCCCGGATCCCCGGACGGCCCCTTTGGCCACAAGGGATCTAGATCACCAGCTAAAGAACTTTCTAGGATAGGTAGCCTTTCTATGAAAGAGTCAGATGTATTTTTTAATGATTATTTTGATAAACAGATCAATCAAACTTCAAAGTTCAATAATGAGATGCGATCTATAATAAAAAACTTACGATCAAAGATAAGTAATAATGGATCCGAATTACTAAATGAATCCGATGCGGATAAATCAGATAGTGGAGACTAAGTTCTAAATGGCAAAGAAAACACACAACAAAAAAAGAAACGTAGGCGTAATATACGAGGTTTTAGTGCGATATATTGCTGAGTGCATAGTTGAGAGGCGCACTGACGAGCGAAGAATTGCATCTAGAATTCTAAAGAAATACTATACTAATGGGTCGGAGATCTTTAAAGAACACAGACTTTTTAAGTCCCTTGTTGACACAACCGTAAGCACAGAAACAGTAGCAACATCTATATTATCTGAAGCAAAAAAGGCAGCTAAGAGCTTTGATGAGAAAAAGTTAGACAAAGAAAAATCAAATCTCATAAGAGAGATAAACTATCAACTAGGGTCAGATTCTATCTACAACATTAGGATCAATGACTACACTCTGTATGCCACAATTCAAACATGCTTGAATGAGTGGAAGAAACCGGTTTCTGACAATTTAGTTCTTTTGGCAGAATATGAAAATCATATTATTAATAGACTTATTGTTACAAAAGATGCAGACAATCCCTACTTTGATAAGATGAAAGATGTCGATAACTTTGTTGTAAAGCTTATGGCAGAAAAGTTTAATGAAAGATACAGCGGCTCTCTTGATGAATCACAAAGAACATTGCTGCGATCTTACGTTTTTTCAAATAATCACAAAGACATTACATTGAAAATGAACGAACTAAAAGAATCATCTCTGTTGCAACTAAATGAGTATGACACATCGAGTGAGTATGTCATGTCTAAAGTAAATACGGTCCGTCAGAAGATTGCTGAACAAGATTTTGACTCTGTAAATGATGGAACTGTTAAGAAAAGTTTGACATTAATTCAGTTAATGCGACAATTGGAGAGTGAAAATGGCTAAAAAATTCAATGTTTTAAATTCTTACTCGACGTTTGACTACACACCTGACATGATAACCGAATCCAGAGAAGAAAATGATGGAAAAATAGTCTTAAAAGGAATTCTTCAAAAGTCAGAAACAGTCAATCAAAACGGTCGAATTTATCCTAGACCTATTCTAGAGCGAGAAATTAGAAACTATCAAAAGTTCATACAAGAAAGCAGAGCATTGGGGGAGTGCGATCACCCAGATTCCTCTGTTGTTGAGCTCAAAAATGTATCTCATATTATTCGTGAAGCCCATATGGAAGGTGATACTGTGTTCGGAACAGTTGAGCTGTTAGATACACCGTGTGGAAAGATACTACAAAGCCTTGTAGAGTCCGGGGTAAAATTAGGAATCTCATCTCGCGGAGTCGGATCAACAAAACGGCAAGGCGAGTACAACGTTGTTCAAGACGATTTCCAGTTAATCTGCTGGGATTTTGTAAGTGAGCCTTCAACTCCAGGCGCTTTTGTCATGAGAGAAGGCCGTGATCTAATTGCTGAAGAAGAATTAGACCTCTTCTTTAACAACTCAGACAAGGTTGATAGAATATTTAACGATATACTGGACTGGGAGTAAGGGATTATGTCATTAAAACATCCGTATTCAAACCCGAACTTTGTACCTGAGTATCAAATCTCTGGTGTGCCTTATGTAACTTCGTCTGCCGCAGACGAAGTAACGTCACAGGATACTCCAATACGAGTTGATTTTCCTGAAGTTACAAGGTGGATAGTAATTTACAATTCTGGATCTGCCGCTGTCCGAGTAGGATTTACTGCTAATGGGGCCAGGGCAGTAAACACAGCAAATTATTTTGTTGTAAAAGCTGGCACAACTACACCTAGAATGGAACTAAGATGCAAGTCACTTTTCTTCACAAAGGACTCAGCAACAGCAGCAGATTTTAATATTATTGCTGGATTAACAACAATACGTTCTGACTATTTTCCAATTCTTACTGGGTCAACTTCTGGTTCTATTGCTAGATCAATCTTGGGCGGTGTAGGTTAAACATGGCTAAGGTGACAAAAAGAGTGCTGAAGGGCATTGTCAAAGAATGCCTAGTTGAGATTTTAGCTGAAGGTATTTCTTCTCAAGAATTAGGAACCGCTCTGACAGAATCCCGAGAGAACAAAAGACTTTCTGGCGAATCTCGAAAAACATCAAGTAGCAGGTCAAACTTGCATCCATCAACAGATAAGATCACTTTTTCAAACGCTGTTAACAGCGTGACATCTGTTATGACAGATGATCCAGTTATGAGTGCAATCTTTGCTGACACAGCCAAGACAACACTTCAAGAACAATACGGAGCAGAGGCGTCTAATCCAAGGTCTGCAATGTCTAGTATGGGACACCAACATAGCGATGTAGCAGCTCGAACGGTTGCGTCTAATCCAATTGAAGATTTATTTGAGGGTGCTGGAAATTGGGAAGCACTAGCATTTGCTGAAAAGAAGCCTCGTTAAATCGCCTCTTAATGAGAAGATTTTTCGTTTAAGTGATAATTAACTTTGACGACACTTTTTAAGTGAAATGAGTCGGGTCAATTTAAAGGAGCTAAACGAATGCCATCACACAATCAGAACACCGTTGATTACGTCCCTACAGAATTTGCTATGGGCGCTTCGAGTTCAACCAGCCTACAAACAGCTTTTCCCGGATCACCTATACATGCAGGTGAGCTATCTAGAGAAGTAACACAAGAACTCGGAGACAAGTTACTTCTGGGTGACATTGTAAATGATGGAGGACATACGTTTGGCGAACAGAACAGAGACTATGTTGATGCACCTAGCTATAATGATGTAGAGACAGGCTCCGGTGGTCTCCCGACAACAGCATTTACTCCAAATGTAGCTTCCCCAGGTGAGGGAAGCACTAATCCAGCTGATCAACCTGAAGGACCAGAGCCCACCGATCCAGGGTCAGAGTTCGGCTCAGGAACTTCAGCTACCCAGCGTCAACCCAATGAACTATCGGCGGCTATTGCCAGTCACACTCTTAAAGATTATGGCTTGGGCGTATCGCCGGGGGGTTCTTGAGATTAAAGTGAGCTGAGGGATTCATGGCCCATATTACGTTATTGAGAGAGTATATTCGGGCCACCATGATGAGCTTACCCGACCCCAGAACTGGGTCGGGTTACGGCTCTACGGGGAAATCTGCGTCTGGCTTAGGAAATCAGTATCAAAAAAATTCAATGTACCCGTATCGAGAGCCTGATATAGCAGATGTCGAGGATGAAGATGAGGTGGAAGATGAAGAAACACACCAGGCAATTCAAAATAAAACGTTAGGTGTACATCGAACAGCTGATCCGCACAAGAGAAGAGATTACGGAAGCTTTTCAGGTCATTCTGTCAGATTCGATCTTCATCAAGGTCAAGAGACTCCCGGGCCTCTTCTCACTTCAGAAACTATGGGAGTGACTGGTAGAAGCATCTCACCCATACCGAATCTTTACAAAGGCCGTCAAGCCGGCGGTGCAACTGGAGGTGTTTCACCAGTAGGCCTTACAACAGGTCAAGCACCGAAGGGAGGTCTGGGATCTAAACGAAAATTTTCAAGTTCTCAAGCGCTACCCCGGGATGAGAAGATGCCTAGAAAGTTTAAGTTGATAGACATTCTTTTTGGGATTGACGACGATGACGAAATGTTGTATTATGATTTTATAGAAGATGCAGAGGATCAAGTTGAAGAAAAAGTATAATATATCAGTATCAGAAAATGATCTACGGCGTCGCGAGGGCAAAAGAAACAATAGAAATATTGATAGCGCTTCTCAGAACGATCTTCTAATACGTCGCTTTCTTAAGAAATGTAAAAAAGAACGGATCGTAAAAGAGTACACAGAAAAGACTTCGTTCTATAAATCTAAGTCACAAAAGCGTCGAGAAAAGCGTGATCGAGCCATTCGCAGAATTCGACGCGAAGCTAATTCTAAATCTAAATGATGACTTCTAGGGAATATTTGCTTTGATAGGTCATAATTAATCATAGGTTTTTGCACAGTTATAGGTGTTATTAAATGTCAAGCTCACTTTATTTAGACGCAATCGCAGAGGCTAAGCAGTTAAAAGAAGCTGCTGAAGCTAATGCTAAAAAAGCGATAATCGATGCTATGACGCCACAGATTAGGCGTCTTGTTGAAAATGAATTAATGGAAAACTCTAGCGATGTATCCAAAGAATCAGACTTCTTATCTGAAGTGTTTGGTTTAACACAGGCCGACATTGATCAGGAGACGTTTGAGATCGATGAGAGTCTACTTGAGACACTTTCCACATCAAGTACCCCTCTTTCAGAAAGAGATGTAACTTTAAACTTTATCAAAATATCAAAAACTTTTCAAGAGTCAGCTGCTCTTTATAACACGCTAAATGATAAAGATGAAGAAACGTATCAAAAATTTGAAATAATTGCTTCTAATTTGTTAGATGAGGCAAAAACTTTACGTGGTGATTTAATACGTATAGTTGAAGGTGAAGGATCAGCAGATGCTGTCTCTTCTCTAGTTGATAAACTTAACACGATAATTAAGGAGACGGAAAAGATGTCAACACGCTCGAAAGATGAAGTTCTTTATGAATTAGATCTAAGTGAGCTTAATCTCTTCGAGGAAGAAGGAGATGACGAGCTAGATCTAGATGTCGACGCACCCGAAGATGACGAAGGCGCTGAAGACGAAAAAGGAGGGGACGATGAAGGCCTCGGAGACGAAGAAGGTGAAGAAGGTGAAGGCGATGTAGACATCGTCCTTGATCCAGAATCCGCCGAAGCTCTCCGCGCTGCCCTGATCGATGCCCTCGAAGGCGAAGAAGCCGAAGAAGGCGAAGAAGGCGAAGAATTCGAAGAAGGCGAAGCGCTTGGCGTTGAGGCTGCTTACGAAGGTGACGTTCAAGAAGGTGACGAATGGATAGAGATCGACGAGGGAATGCTTCGTCGCGAGATCGCTGCCATGCGAAAACTTCGTGAAGCTCCCGACCTTCTAAAGACCAAAGGCATTGCCAAAGACATGGCAGATAACTGGGGCGGCAAAGGCTCGGGTAAATCTGGCGATGATTTCGGTGGTGGGAAAAGAGGAAAAGATCCTCTTGCTATGACCGACAAAGATTTAAATGTACATACGGAAAACCGTAAGTTAAGAAATGTTGCCAAAAAGGAGTTGCGCAAGAATCGCAACCTCGAAGGCAAGTTAGCTGAGGCTATGGGCGCAGTGTCCGAGCTTCAGACTCAGTTGAAAGAGATGAATCTCTTCAATGCGAAGCTACTCTATGCTAATAAACTTCTACAGAACAAGAATATGTCGACTCGTCAAATGAGATCGATCGTTGAAGCTCTGGACAATGCAAGAAGTTTGAGAGAAGTTAAGCTGCTATTCAAGACAATGACAGAGTCTCTCTCGTCTAAAAAGACGGGCGGTTCTTTGACAGAGTCAACTGTAAGAAGAGCCGTAGGTTCTTCATCACGTCCGACACGCTCAGCTTCAGCTGACAACACTCATCCTGAGGTTGATCGCTGGGCTACGCTTGCTGGACTCAACAAGTGAATTAACAAACTAACTTCTAAGGAGAAATTTTAAAATGAGCAAATTCACATTAGAGCAGCTCACCGAAGATATCCGCTCACGTCATATGGGCGCTGAGGGTAATCGCCTTACTGAGAAGTGGAACAGAACTGGTCTTCTTCGTGGACTTGACGGTGTACACCGTGAGAACATGTCCATGCTTTTAGAGAACCAAGCTGCACAGCTTCTTCGTGAGTCAAACTCCCTCTCAACAGGCGGTGGAGCTCTTGCAACATCAAACGATATTCGTGGTTTTACGAATATTGCTTTCCCAATCGTTCGTCGCGTGTTCGGAGGCCTCGTCGCCAATGAACTCGTCTCAATTCAGCCAATGAGCCTTCCTTCCGGACTGCTCTTCTATCTTGACTACACCTACGGCACTGCCATGGGTGGTGACTACGGTCCTAACGGTAGTCAGATGGGTGGACGAAGCACTACAGATTCCACGTATGCAGCTGGCCAGTCAATTTACAACAACCCCCGCGGTAAAGGCGTCCGTTCAGGATCACTTGCAGCTGGTGGTATGTATGACCTTGCTGGTACCGGTTACTCACGTGTACACAGTGGTTCCGCACTACCTCTCATGAACGCATTTGGCGCATGGGGTGGATCAGATGGTACCACTTGGACAGCTTCGCACACAGTTTCTTCATTGACAGACTTCTCAGGTTCTAACGCCAAGTATCTTGGTTTCGATCCTCAGGTTCGTCGTTCAATCGATGACGCTGATCTCGACGTTGCATTCTGCATGATGCAGACCGGCCAGCTTTCTGGTTCAGATCTAACCATGCTTAATCAGGTCTCTATTACAGACTTCGGTACTGCAAACAACGTTTCTGCATGGGGCGAGAAGTTCCAGGCCGGTAACGGTGTTCTTAACCTTCGTCGTGCTACACGTCGTGGTGACTGGGCAAGTTCCGTCTGGACAGATGACCCCATGGGTGGAACACACGTGCTCTTCGCGCTTGCTCTGAGCAATGGTGGATCAGTTCCTGCTGGTGCAGCTGACGTTTCTTGGGTAATCGGACCTAGCCTTTCAGCTAACGCTTCCCAGGGTGATACACTTACCATTCCGGCTTTCGAGTCTGACTTTGGTACAGGTACACCTAGTCCACTCATCCCTGAAATCGACATCAAGATCGAGTCCATCGCGGTTACAGCAGCTACTCGTAAGTTGCGTGCACGTTGGTCACCAGAGCTCGCTCAGGACTTGAACGCTTACCACAGCATGGATGCTGAGGTCGAGCTTACTCAGATCCTCTCCGAGCAGATCGCTCTTGAGCTTGATCGCGAGATCCTTAACGACCTCCTCACAGAGGCTAACGGTGCGAACCTTTACTGGTCACGTGCTCCTGGTAAGTTCCTTGATAAGGAATCAGGCGCAGAAGTTGATCTTTCTAGCACCCTTTCAGCTGGCCCCGCCTTCACCGGTACGGTCCGCGAGTGGTACGAGACATTGACTGAGACCATCATCGATGTTGCAAACACCATTCACAGAAAGACCCTTCGTGGTTCCGCTAACTTTATCGTTGTCGGACCTGATGTTGCAACCATTCTCGAGTCTTCCGTGCTTTATAAGCCGAACTACAGTCTCGATGGTTCAGGACAGGTCGCTTCACCGATGAGCCTTGGCGCTGAGAAGGTTGGTTCTCTGAGCAACCGTTTCACGGTCTACAAGGACCCCTACTTCCCACGCAACAAGATTCTTGTTGGGTACAAGGGTGGTAGCTACCTTGAGACTGGTTACGTATACGCTCCTTACGTACCCCTCATCGTCACTCCGACGATCTTCGCTCCCGAAGACTTCACACCTCGCAAGGGCGTGATGACTCGCTACGGCAAGAAGATGGTTCGTTCTGACTTCTATGGTACAGTAACCGTTACGGATCTCCATATTATCTAATATTAGAGATTGGTTAGACAAACAAAACTACGGGCGGCCAATTTTGGCCGCCCGTTTTATTTTATTTAAATCATTCGTGTGTTAAGATAGCTTCATGATCCTATCTCATCGACATAAGTTTATCTTTTTTAAACAGATGAAAGCTGCCGGCTCAAGTATTGAGCTTGCGCTGACACCGTTTTGTGGATCAGATGATATCTTGACCGGCACACCGTATGATGAAGAAAAAGAGCTTGGGTACCAAGAAAGAAATAATAAACTAGGTTACAGACAGGTGTGGCATCAACACGTTCCGCCAGAAGAATTCTTTACTATATGTGGCGACTCATACAATGATTATTTGAAGTTCACCACAGTAAGAAATCCGTATGATGCGATTGTTAGTTACTTCTGGTGGTCGTTCTATTCACCTGACACGACGCTTCAAGGGCATGTCTTAAGGCCGCATGCAGAAGACAGATCAGGAACTTTAAAAAATAAATTTTCTACATTTCTTCAAACTTATGCACAGTTCAACACATCGGGAAAAGATCAAATGGTGCTAGAGTGGTTTTCATCACGATACGACCTCTTCTACAATCACCCAGTTGATCATGTGCTCAAATATGAACAGTTAGACGTAGAGTTTTCAGGACTATGCGGCCGCATCGGTCTCGGTCCGATAAATCTACCCCATCTTAAGAGCGGAATAAGAAAATCACCGCTAGCCTATCAAGATTACTATGATGTGACTTCATTTGATTTGGTAAGCAGATATTTTAAAAACATTTTAGATAATTTTGGTTATAATTTTAACGACTAAGGAGGTCACATGCCAAGCACATCAGGAAGAAAGACGGGTATTAAAACGACTACGTCTACAAAAACAACAGCTACTACACCTAAGCGTAAAACGTCTACAAGAACAACAACTAAAAAGACGACACCGACAACTGCAACGAAAAAGTCCAGTAAGAAGACAACAGGAACCACTGCTGCTTCGACTGATAGGATCGGAACGCTTGAAGAAAAAGTTGACAAACTTTTATCAATCCTAGACACAGAATTTAGGTCTGAGCTTAGACAGGGCCCGAGAGGTCTTTCGAATAAGCTTAGAAATGCGGGTTTGATCAAGTAAATTTCTCTTTACGCTCCTACTTACATGTGGGCCAGTTCGTATAATCACTTGACACCCGCGAGGAGCTGGCGCATCGGGAGCACTAACCTTATAAAGGAGAGATTATTATGCCTAGAGTACTATACACAACCAGCAAGGGCCTCTACCAGGATTCTGGAGAGTACGTCGAGCTTCCTATTAAGAAGCAAGTAATTGCCCTCACCAATGCGGCCACCACTACCAGAACATTGAAGGTAGGTGAGTCAGGATCGCTTATCACCCTTGATGCAAGCACGGCAACAGCCACGACAATCACAGTTACACTACCAACTGCCGGTAATGCAACGAAAGGTGTTTACTATGATTTCTGTTTTATCGCTGACGCAGGGCACTCATCTGCAGATGTTTCTATTACCACCGGTGCAGACGGAACAGATATTTTCGGATACATGGTCCGCGGCGCAGCCAACAGCACTGTTCTTGACTTCGATGGAATTTCAAAGATCACAGCTGATGCTTCTGTAGGAACTGACTGGAACGGAGCACGTCTCACACTTCTTTGTGACGGCACGCACTGGCACCTTTCAGGTTATTCCAAGGTTGCTATCGGAACTGTTGACTTTGTTGAGAGCGCTACTGCTTAATTTAACTAAGTTACGTTTTAAACTTCCGTCGGTCTCCTTGAGATCGGCGGATTTTTTTGGATAATTACTATGTGTCTTCTAAAAATCTATACATTGGAACCCTGGTTAAGTTCAAAGCTGGGAACGCCCGTGGACATTATGGGATATTGATCATCAAAGATGAAAAAATTGTTAAACTTGACCACTGTCTAATGATCGATAAAAAGTGGTTTGTTGTGACACCAGTGGGCGCTTTTTGGTCCCCTGAGCATGACTTTTATATACCTTAAAGATAATTGTGAACAAAAAAATAATTTTTTTTATTTCATCTCTTCGTAATCTGTAGACAACCCGCATTGCCAAGACTCGACTCAGGACTGCTATACTCGAAAGGAATTTAGCCTTTTCTTTCTATATTTATAATCGGATAACTCAGGAGCTAAACTGCAATGGCAACTTTTGCTAATACAACTAGTCCGACGCCCTTCGGGACATTCGATGACGACTCACAGTTTCAGGCTGACGCAAACAAGGTCGTGACTTTTGTCAAGCGCAAGCTTGGAGATGATATCCTGTCTGTTGAGCTGACAAAAAAGCAGATTTGGGCGAACTTCGAAGAGTCAATGTTTGAGTATAGCAATCTTGTAAACCAGTACCAGACAAAATCTCAGTTAAATAACTTTTTGGGACTCGCAACTGGTAGCATGTCTGGATCTGAACAAAAGCACCCAAGAGAGAACTTAGAATTCTTAGGAAGGTTTGCAGAGCCGTATGCCATGGAGGCAGGCTTAGGTGGTTCTTATAATATGGTCTCTGGGTCAATTCAACTAGTCCAAGATCAGCAAGACTACGATATCTATAGTGATCTAAAAGATGCCGACGGAAATGTTCTCTTTACATCTTCAAAAAATTCACATCGTTCAAAAATGCGCGTAAGGGAAGTATTTCACTACAACCCAACACAAGCATACAGATTTTTCGATACAACTTCAGCGATCAATTATCTTAATAATGAATTTAGTTTCGAGTCATTCACGCCGGAGACGATTTTCTATGTACTCCCCGTATTCGAAGACATTCTAAGAGCCGGTCAACTCAAGGTTTCTCAAAAAGTTCGTCGATCAAATTACTCATATCAGATTATTGGGACCAATATAAGAATTTTTCCAAAACCAACACAGCAAGATCCAAAGAAAATGTTTTTACGAGTCTCATTCGCACCGGATCCACTAAATCCCAGCTTTAGAGATGACACGATCTACGGTGTTTCTAATATGTCAAATATTCCGTTTGGAGTCTTGTCCTATTCTAAGATCAACAGCATGGCAAAACAGTGGATTCGTCAGTATACGTTGGCGCTATCCAAAGAATTACTAGGTATGATTCGATCCAAATTCAGTTCTGTCCCAATTCCCGGAGGAGATCTCCAGTTAAACGGTGCAGATCTTGTCACTAATGGCAAGGCAGAAAAAGAAGCATTAGTAACGCAGCTTAAAGAAATGCTCGAGTCAATGACATACGACAAGATTGTTGAGACTGACACAGCTAGAGCAGAGCAAATTAGAAAACAGTTAAGCATGATTCCTATGCCCAATGGCAAAGCGATAATAATGGGGTGATGATTAATGGCTAGACTTTTTATAACACCTAGAGAAATAGACTTAATTTCTGACCTCACAAAAGAAGTCGTAAAAGACGTAATTGGTCAGAAAATATTTTATTACTCTATTTCTGTGACTAAAACACAGATTCACGAGGTTTATGAAGAGTCCCCAGAGAAAGTATTTGAGACACCTCTTGAGCTTGATGCGCTTGTAACGTGGCAACCCGAAGAAGTAAAGACAAATCAGTTCGGATCAGAAGAGATTTATGGGATAGAACTTTTTATTCACTATCGTGATCTTCTGGATAAAGGCGTAGAAGTGTCGGAGGGAGACTTTTTTAGCTATGGGAAAATTTTCTTTGAAGTGACTTCTGTGATATTTGACAAGCAAGTATACGGTCAGGTAGAGTATAAGGCTGGGGTGAAACTAGTGGGTAGGCAAGCAAGAAAGAGCCTGTTTACTTCTAAGGTTCTCGGCCCAACAACCGAAGCTGAGTCTGATCCAGGCGCAGTTCAGGACACATTTGTTCAGCAGCGAGGGTTTGATAATAATAGACAGGGTGAGACAGGAGACAAGCGGGCGCTTCAGGACAAGGGCGTTCTAGAAGAACCGTTAACAGAACCGAAAGAGGTATCGTCTAAGGGTGATTCGACAGGATCGGGTTCATCTTTTTATGACGAGTGAGTGATATGAGTGATATTACAAGAACAACTGAACCACAAGCAACGATCCAGACGTATGAGAATCGGGATCATGTTGATGGATCAAAGCGCCTCCCTACCGGGTACGACGGAGATACGATACCCGAAGATTTCTTCATTCCTGAGTGTAGACTTGAAGATGTTGACAAATCAATGTTTGATTTTTTTGATAAGGCACTTCAAATGACTGTCACACAAAAAAATGAGCAATTGCCAGTTCCGGTCATCTTTGCGACAGGAGAGCGCTTTGCACTGGTTAAACGCAAAAAGCCGATAAGGGACAGTAACGGCGCAATAATTTTACCCTTGGTGTCAATACGTAGATCTGGTTTGAGCCAGTCAATCAGTCAAGCTGCAAGAGGCAGAGATATTGGAGATCTGACAATCAAGCGAAGACTGGCAGCTAAAGATCGTAGGTACCAGAATAACAAAAACAAACAAAAATTGACAAATCAAGATAACGTAGCTACTGCTGATCACATCTCAGACCTAGAAGATCCTGTGGGTGTTGCTAAACCTGGAATGGTGGGTAATAGAGAGTATAAGTCTGGCCCTACCACAACGGGTTTAGGGCACTGTATAGGTGATAACATTTACGAGCTAATAACCATTCCCTTTCCAAAGTTTGTTAGAATG